GGTACGAAACGGCGCGTTTTGCCGCTAGATATGAACGTTTTGTAAAGGGGTTCCGAAGATGAAAGAGTGTGAATCGCTAGAATTTGAGCTTTCTCAAGTCGATTTTTCGCTGCCTGAAACAGGCTATTTGCGTGAAGAATCCGCTGGATTCAGCTTTGCAGCGCGCGCATTTTCGACCAAATCGCGCCGGAGTTATCGATTCGCCTCGTCTGAATTGCGCCTGCGTGAGATTCTTCCGGATGAAATTGCAGACGGAGAAGCCTGGCATGTGATTAGCTCAGGCGATATCGATTCGCTGTCCTTTGTGGCCCACCTGGTTCGTAACCATCGACTCGATTATCTCGGATTTTCGACCTGGTGCATGGCACTGCCTGACGTGCTCCAGATGGGGGAATGGCTGGCCGATGGAACCATCGCCAGGATAGACGCCTACGTCGGCGAGATTTTCCCCGGCAGCTATTCGTCTGAGCACGCCGCATTGTGCCGAGTCGTCGCCTCTTGCGATGGCCGTGTTGCGGTGTTCCGGAACCATTCCAAAGTCTTTCTGGCCCGCTCCGGCGATCGTGCTTGGGTCGTGGAAAGCAGCGCCAACATCAACACCAACCCGCGCACTGAAAATCACTGCATCACTGCCGACATGGGCCTGTACTTGCATCACAAAGCCTATTTCGACAGCATCAAATCGTTCAACCGTGACTTCGACAGCTGGCAGCCCGCCCCGTGAGTACTCCACAACCTGCAGGAATAGGGATCACGCACAATGCAGCATCTAACCTGCTCGGTCTCCCGCCTGCCGATCTGGAGCGTCTGGTGAATGCCGGACATATCCGCCGCAACGACAAAAACAGCTATTCCGTCCCCGTGCTGGTGCAAGACTACATCGCGCACATCCAGTCCAAAGCGCAAGGCAACGAAACGCACCCCAAGCAAGCCGATGTCGCCGCCCATCTCGACATCTCTGACCGCACTGTCCGCGAACTCGAAGCCAAACTCCCGGTTCCTGACGATTACACCCTGAGCGCATTTCGGGTGGCCTACCTGCGCCACCTGCGCGAAATCGCAGCCGGCCGATCAGGAAACGGCGGGCTAGACCTCGCCGGAGAGCGCGCCGCCCTGGCCAAAGTCCAGCGCGAACGCATCGAGATGCAGAACGCCGTCACGCGTCGCGAACTGGCGCCGGTCATCTTGATCGAGCAGGTTCTGGCCAAGGCAGGAAGCAAAGTCGCCAGCATTCTCGATGCCATCCCGCGCATGATTCGCCGCCGAGTTGCCGCTCTCTCGGCAGACGACCTGAAACTGATCGCCGAAGAAATTGCCCGCGCCCGCAACATCGCCGCCGCCATCCGCATCGAAGACTTGAACGAAGACCATACGGATGCAGACGACGACCAACCCATCGCTGACGACCCGGACGACTGATGGACCTCTCCGAGATCAACCAGATCCAGCAGCTCGCCGTCGCCGAATCCCTCGTCGCCGGGCTGAAGGGGTTTGCCATCCCCGACCCGCTCAGCCTCGCTGAATGGGCCGCAAAGCACTTTTACCTGTCGACCGAATCCTCATACGACGAGCAGGCATGGAAAGCCTGGCCCTATCAGGAGGCCATCATGGCCTGTATCTCGAACGACGAGATAGAAGAAGTCGACTGGATGAAATCCGCTCGAACGGGAAACACCAAGATCATGCTGGCCGCGATCGGGTATTTCGCAGAGCACAAGCGCCGCAATCAAGCCATGTGGCAACCGACAGACGACGACCGCACCGAATTCGTGAAGACCGAACTCGACACCATGCTGCGCGACGTCGCCATCATGCAGCACGTATTCCCATCGCACATCTCACGCCACCGGGACAACACCCTCAGCCAGAAGAATTTCATTGGCAGCACCCTGCACCTCAAAGGCGGGAAGGCCGCAAAAAACTACCGCCGCATCTCGATCGACGTCGGCTACATCGACGAGGCAGATGCCTTTGACCGCGACGTGGAAAAGGAAGGCGACCCCTACACGCTCGCCGCCAAGCGTGCCGAAGGATCCACATTCCCGAAGATGGTCGTCGGCGGCACCCCGAAATCCAAAGGGTTCAGCCTGATCGAAGACCGCACCCTGCTGGCCGACGAGCGCTTCCGCTTTTACATCCCGTGCCCACATTGCGAAAAACTGCACTTGATCACCTGGGGTGGCAAGGACGAACCGCATGGATTCAAATGGCATCTAAACGAAGAAGGAGAGCCCGACCCGGACAGCGTTCGCCACCTTTGTCCGCATTGCGCCAGTTTGATCACGCAAGGCGAATACCTCTCCGCCTGGAACCGCGGAATATTTGCCAACGAAGACCTCAGCATCTTTCTCGATGGCAACGGCGTTTTCAAGGACGCCGCCGGGAACATCCTGCCGGCACCGCGACACCTCGCCTTTCTCGGCGTGTGGACCGCCTACAGTCCGGCCGCCAGTTGGCCGCAAATCCTGCGCGACTTCTGGGCAGCGCACAAAAAAAAGCAGGCCGGAGACAACGGCCTGATGAAAGCCTTCGTCAATACCACCCTCGGCGAGCCGTGGGAAGAAGCCCTCGAGAAAACTGACGCCGACGACATCAAGGCGCGCGCCGAACCCTACGCCCTGGGCACTGTCCCGATGGGCTGCGTCCTGCTGCTGTGCGCCGTCGATACGCAAGACAACCGCCTCGAAGCCACCGTGCGCGGCTATGGTCGTGGCTGCCAGACCTGGACCATCGCTCACAAAATCTACTACGGAAGCCCCGGAGAAGATGCGGTATGGAACGACCTTGAAGAACTCCTATTTGATACCGAATTTCAGCACGCCAGCGGAAAAACCTTGCGCATCTTTGCGACATCCATCGACACCGGCGGTCACTTCACACAAGCCGTCTACGATTTCGCCTTTCGCCACTTCCACCGCAACGTCTTTGCCCTTCGCGGATCTCCAGGCCGTGAGAAGCACATCAAAAATGGCGTTCAAAAAGTGGACATCGACTGGCGCGGCCGCATCAAGAAGCGCGGCCTGCTCCTTTGGCACGTCGGAACAAACCTCGCAAAAGACCTCCTGCACAGCCGTCTGCAACTCACGCGCTACGGACCCGGTTACATGCACTTCTCCGACGAACTCACCGACGAATGGTTCAAGCAGCTCGCCGGAGAAGCCCGCGCCGAACGCCAGGGAACGGGCGCCAGCGAAACCCGATGGATACCCCTTCGCAAGCGCGTTGAAGCCTGGGACTGCGCCGTTTACATCGTGTGGCTGGAAACGCATTTCGAACTTGCCAAGAAGCCAGCCAAGTTCTGGACCGCTCTTGAAGAAAAAGTGCAACCCGCAATACTCGATCTGTTTTCGGCGCCGCAAGAAACAGAAAGCAAAGCGCCGGAATTACAAAAAGCCGTACCAGCCAACGCCAACCCCGCGGCCGCCCCCGCACCGCAACCGAAAAAACGCCCCGCGCCACCGCGCCGCATTGCACCCACCATTGGATGGTAGCCCATGGATTTTCTTTCGTTCGCCCTCGATCTGGTCGCCGCCGAAATGCAACTGCCGCGCGAACACCTGCGGCCGCTGGAACGCAAGATCAGGCAGGAGCAGGGCGGCGATCGGCACTACATTGTCAGCGTCGCCGCAATGAACTGCCAGGAGCGCCATGCCGCCATCCGCGCCGCCCGTGCCGCCGGGCTTTCCGCGGCCGAAGTCGCCGAACGGCTGGGCGTGAGCCGGCAACATGTGTATCGGGTGGCGGGGTAATCGGCTGTCACCCCGCCCGCCTTACCCGCGTGACACCTCCGGAGTAAAACGCAAGCATGAGTCATCCTATCCCGACCGCCGTACCCGCCACCTTGCGGGCCGGTGACACCGCCACCTGGCGCCGTACCCTCTCCGATTACCCCGCCAACGACGGCTGGACACTGGCTTACGTGCTGGTCAAGACCGGCGTGCAGATCGCCATCAGCGCCAGCGCCGACGGCGCGAGCCACCTGGTCGAAGTCGCCACCGCCACCACGGGCGCCTGGACTGCCGGCACCTATGCCTGGCAGGAACGCGTCAGCAAGTCCGGCAAGACCTACACCACCGCGACCGGCTCGACCACCATCCTGCCGAGTTTCGCCGCGGCCGTCTCCGGCATCGATGCGCGCACGCACGCACAGAAAACGCTCGATGCGCTCGAAGCCTGGATCGAGTCGCGCGATATGGGCGTAGCGGAATACCAGATCGGCGACAAGCAGCTCAAGAGCTTGTCGATTCCCGACCTGCTCCTGCTGCGTGACCGCTACCGCCGCGAAGTGCGCGAATCCGTCGGGCCGAGGAAATCCGGCCGCGTGCAGTTGAGGTTCTGATGACCATCGCCGACAAGATCCGCAACATCTTCCGCCGCACCCCGCCGCCGGCACCGCAGCAGCGGGGATTCGCCGCCGCACAACTCAACCGCCTAACCGAAAGCTGGCGGCTCACCGCAGAGCGCATCGACGACGAACTGCGCAACGACCTGGATGCCTTGCGCAGCCGGTCGCGAAAGCTCGAATTCGACAACGATTTCATGCGCAACTACCTGGACATCGCCGAGACCAACATCGTCGGCGAGACCGCGCCGCGCCTCGTCTCGCTGGTCGATAACGCTCCCGGCAGCCCGGACACTGGCGCGCGTACGGCGATCGTCAATGCCTGGGCCGAATGGGGCAAGCCGGGCGTCTGCGAGGTCTCCGGGCATTACTCGTGGGCCGGTCTGTGCCAGGCGATTGTGCGCGGGACCGCGCGCGATGGCGAGGCGCTGGTGCTGCCGAAATACGGCAAGGCCGCCGGCAACAAGTGGGGCTACTCGCTGCAGCTACTCGACGTCGACCGACTTGCGACCTGGCTCAATCGCACCGCTGACGGCACGCAGAACGCCATCGTCGCCGGCGTCGAAATCAACCCCAACGGCCGCCCGGTGGCGTACCACTTCACCACCGGCCAGATGACCGCCGCCAGCGCCCGCAATGCCGATCGCGTGCCGGCTGATGCCGTGCTGCACCGCTTCATCCCGCAGCGGGCTGAACAGCGCCGCGGGATTCCCTGGGGACACGCGGCGATCCTCTCCATGTACTACTCCGGCGAGTTCGCCTTGTCGGCGCTGGTGGCCGCCAAGCACGGCGCCGACCATCTCGGGTTTTTCGTGTCGCCGGACGGCAGCGCGCCGCCGATCGGCAACGAGACTACCGACGAGGACGGCAACGAAGGCGCCCGCATTGTGACCAGCGCCGCCGGTACCTGGGACACCATCCCGACCGGCTACGACATCCGCACCGTCGACAGCAAATATCCCAACGAGGTTTTCGGGCCGTTCCTGAAAATCGCGAATCAGCGCATGGCCAGCGGATTGCCGGGCGCCAGCTACCCGGAATTGTGCAACGACTACGAGGCCGTGAATTTCTCCAGCATCCGCGCGGCCTTGCTGAGTGCGCGCGACGAGTGGAAAAAGCGCCAGAACTGGTTTGCCGCCGCATGGCTCGAACCGATCTTCGCCGACTGGCTGCGCTTCTCGCTGCTCAACGG